ATGGTGGGGGACTTTCCGCCGGGGCTCGAGGCCGCTCGGTGTAACTGGTATCAAGGCACAAAAAAAGGGCGAGACCCGAAGGCCTCGCCCGGTAGCTAGATACGTGTGACGCCGCGTTGTCGCGGCATTGCGGCGTCCCGCTTCGCCATTATGGCGTATTCCCTCTGCGTCTTCATTGCGGCGTGACGGCATCGACGCGCACGCTTGCGCGCGCGTGCTAGGTCGCGATCCCACTTGGAAGGCCGCGCGATCACGCCGCGAACGATTAACGCGACGCCGATCCCGGCAATCATACCTGAAACGAACACGACGGTAGCGAATAGAACTATTGACATGGTGTATTCCCCTTGTGAGGGCGAGACCCGAAGGCCTCGCCCGGTTGTTGGTTACTTGACGAGCTTGAGCGCGGCCTCGAGCGAGGCCTTGACCGCCTCGCAATCGAACGTCGCATTCTCGCTCTTCTGCACACGCTTGATACAGGCCGCGAGGCGTTCGACAAGGAACGTCTTATCGTCCGTGCGCGCGTTAGCGCCGTCGCCGGTTTTGGGGTTAACGCGACGCTTAAACGCCGCCTTGAAGTCACCGACCTTACTGCCGACTTGCTGTTGCCAGTATTTCTTATCGGCCTTAGCCTTAACGCTAAGGTTCTTCGTCGGCGTGGCTAGCAGGTTCTTCGCCCGTTTGGGAAACGCGTTAATGATTGCGTCCTTCAAGGCGGGACGGAACCCCGAGTCGTCGCCGATACCCTTGGCCGCAAAATGTGCCTCGGTGATTCCGTCCGCCACCATGGCGTCAATTGTAAGCGCCATGGCGGCCTTGGCGGCATCGCCCTTGCGGATGGCGTTCGTAACAGTCTTAGTGAACGTGAATGTTGGCATAGTGCCGTGCTCCTCTCTAGAGCGTTATATCGGCTGGCGTGATTGCCATTCGATGAGCACACTATGACAAGTTTGGACGTAATTGGCAAGGGATAACGGTACGAATTGACACTATTTTGCACCGCAAGGCATGAAATGTTAGGGACGTCCCTAACATGTAAACGATATCTGGCGCGGGGTACCCCACCCCCATGGCCCCGTTGCTGTTCGGGACTCCGCAGCGCTACCTAGTAATACTAGTACGCGTAAATTTGCAGCGTTTTTTTGAGTTTTTACCACCACAAAGGGGGTACCCCCCTCTCACAGGAATACCCCCCACCCAAAATTTTAAGTACCTAGCCTAAAATTTTATTATCCGTAGTGTTGTTCACGTCTCCGGGCAATTTCTCTAGCCTCGGGGCTGTCGCCTTCCCAAGGTTTACGAGTAAGCTCTACGACGTCTGGACGAGCGGGCTTCTTTTTCGGCGTACCGACCGTGCCTAAATTGTTATTTTTTCTGCTTTTAGCGGGTTTAACTGCTGCGGCCATAGCGGCTACGCCGTCATTAAACCGCAGGTCACGGGCGGCGAGTAGTTCTTTAGCGTGCGCTAGGACGGCCAAAGCGTCTTTTTTTAGCGCTTCATCCTGCGACATACGCTCCACAGCCCAGGATGCAGTGGTGTGATCGTATAATCCTGCGAATAGTGCGGCTTGTTCTAGGGTAGCCCCATACATACGGGCGGCACACATTAGTGTCTGACGAGCCCGAACGTGTTTTCTTTGTCTGGACCTACTAAGAAAGTCGTCGATCCCGGTGATTGCTTCCGTAGCCTGCAGAAGCGCTAGGTGTTTTGGGGTCCCGGTGTCTATTGCCCGGATACGCATCATACGCGTAGCGAAACTATAAGGCATCACTTACCCCCCTTCATGGCTTCAATTTCAACATCTTTCGCCTCATTCTCCGCACGATGAGCGACCACGCTGGCACTATGGATTTGCGGGATGATGAGCGACGCGGTAGCCCATGGCAGCACGGTCGATGCGTCTTGGAGGATCGTCGCTCCGTTTACGCCATGGGTCTCCGCGTTTTGGATCGTCAGACGAACAAAGCCTGGACGATCATTGAGCGGCTCAACTTCGACATTCATTGGACGAACTCATCAATCATCGGAAATATTGGTCGGATGGCCAGGGCCGCCGTGCGGGCCAGATCGCGGTGCTCTTTCTGGGTCGATGGATCGGTGCGTAGCTCAATATAATGCAACCACGAACGTACCGATCCACTCATATAGAGCCGGGTGAACGTCAAGCCTTCTGGCAAGATGGCGCGTGCGACCTCCTTGGCCAAGCCTTTCTTTAGCGCCGCATCATAGGCATCAAAGGTCGATGCCATCAGGCTATCCTGAACATCGTTCCACCAACCGATCAGACCATCGTCGTCTGTCTCAAGGCTGTTCTGGCGGTTAACGTGGTCCTGAAGCCGTGCCTCGCGCCGGTCTCCGTTGGTTTCGGTGGCGCTGTAGCGCTGTGAAAATTCTTGAAACGCGAAACTTCTGTGCCTGCACACTTGGCGTGAGATATCACGCGTGGTATCTAGTTTTAGTGTCAGGTGCGCCATCTCAAACGGCGACCAGTGTTTGTGCCGGATGAGGTAGTTGATGAGGCCCTGGTTGTTTAGGCCCGATATCTGGCTTGTCGGGTTACTCACCCGCGCGAAATACGCGATGTCGTCCACCAAGGTATCACCTGCTCGGGCACCCTGCCGTCGCGTATAGCTCTCTAACGTCACATGTTGCATTGTTTGCTCTCCCTTTACACAAACTTTAACTTGGTACTGCGGAAGGGTCACGCTTTTTATTTCTTACGCCCCTACTTGCCCTCGTGTATCTTCAGTGTTATAGGGGGGCACGGTTAATATATGTAGCGCATACAACTGCTACTGATGGGCCTGCAAAACGTATGACTATTGCCGTAGAGCCAGAGGTTGGGGTGGCAGTGCCAGAGAGCGCTGACTACGATGATCTCAGCGAATACATTGACGCCGCAGCCAACACGGCTGCGGAGTTGGCTGAGCACGGCCTGGATGTTGAACCTTCCGCCGAAGATAAAGACATAGCAGCTATAGTTACTAGCGAATATGCTGCTGATCCCCTTGGTACCACCAAGAAAATTACTCTAAAACGTGCGGCGACCCTAACACCGGCGTCAATAATCGCTACGAACAGTATTTTGAAGGAGTTTGGGCACCTTGTTGCCGAAAATGCGGCACAAATTCGGCATATGGTCACGAATAAGCTCATTCTAGAGACGGATAACCCCGATCCTCGTGTCCGGGTCCGCGCGTTAGAGCTGTTAGGTAAGATTTCGGACGTTGGGTTATTCTCAGAGAAGTCAGAAGTGACTGTGACACACCAGTCTACGGATGATTTACGGGATAAACTGCGTTCTAAGCTAGCTAAACTCGTAAATCCTGCGGAAGACGACGCCGAACCCATCCTGATTGACGGTGAAGCGATTGATGTAAGCGCCGAGCTAGGCCCCGCTACAGAAGACGCGGTATGAATCAGGCTCTGGAGTTCACAGAACCCGAAATAGAGCACATGCTGGCTAATTTAGACGCTTTTTCTCCCGAAGAAGTGGCTGAACTAGACAATTTAGTGGATGAACTAGCCAACCGTAAACGTAACGAGACCGCGTACAACGATCTTATCGCCTTCTGTCAGCATATGCAGCCAGATTACATCGTCGGCAAGCACCATCGTATACTCGGTAACATGTTAATGGATATCGAGGGGGGCGATAAAGACCGTATTTGCGTTAATATCCCGCCCAGACACGGTAAATCCCAGCTTGTATCTATATATTTTCCTGCTTGGTTCCTCGGGCGTAACCCCGATAAGAAGGTCATGATGGTGTCGCACACCACTGATTTGGCTGTGGACTTTGGTAGGAAGGTACGAAACCTCATCAACTCAGACGCGTACCGGGACATATTCCCTACTGTACGCCTTGCATCTGATTCTAAATCCGCTGGTAGGTGGAACACCAACTCCGGGGGTGAGTATTATGCGTGTGGTATTGGCTCTGCCCTTGCTGGCCGTGGCGCTGACCTCTTGCTCGTTGACGATCCCCATTCCGAACAAGATGTCATTAACGGAAATTTTGGAGTGTTTGAGAAAGCCTATGAGTGGTTTACCTTCGGGGCACGAACCCGACTTATGCCGGGGGGTAGGGTGGCGATTATCCAAACCCGATGGCATATGGACGACCTCACCGGGCGCGTCACGCGAGACATGGCGCAGAACACCCTATCCGACCAGTACGAGGTCGTAGAGTTCCCCGCCGTATTGGATATTGACGATAGCGACGGTGGCACCACACAGAAGCCGCTATGGCCTGAGTTCTTTGATATGGATGCGCTGCTGCGCACCAAAGCGTCGATGCCGGTTTTCCAATGGAATGCCCAGTATCAACAGCATCCTACCGCAGAAGAAGCGTCTATTGTCAAGCGCGAGTGGTGGCGCACGTGGGAGTCCGAGGACGCCCCCCAATGCGAATACATTATAATGTCTTTGGACGCCGCAGCAGAAAAACACAACCGAGCGGACTACACGGCCCTTACAACATGGGGAGTGTTTTTTAACGAAGAGGAAAACGCACACCACATCGTTCTACTCAACAGTATAAAAGACCGACTAGAGTTCCCAGAACTAAAAGAACTGTCTATGCAGGAATATGCTGATTGGGAGCCTGACTCGTTTATTGTTGAGAAGAAGAGCGCCGGTACAGCCATATACCAAGAAATGCGACGTATGGGACTACCTGTCCAAGAGTACACCCCCCACAGGGGTTCGGGGGACAAGCTAGCCCGCCTAAATTCCGTGGCGGACATAGTAGCTTCCGGTATGGTATGGGTCCCTCAAACCCGTTGGGCGGAAGAGGTTGTAGAGGAGATTGCCGGATTCCCCTTTATGAGCCATGATGACTTGGTAGATTCTACCGTTATGGCCCTTATGCGGTTTAGACAGGGTGGGTTTATTAGGTTACCTTCAGATGAACCTGACCCTATTCGGTTTTTCAAGCAACGCCGGGGCGGCTACTATTAGAGGATAGACCATGGCTATTGAAAAAGGGCTGTACGCAGCACCACTCGGACTTGAAGAA